ACTAATTGATACTGGCATTTATCGAATTTATGAAATAAAGATGGAGGAATATAAAAATGAGCAATAAAGTAACATTTGGACTTAAGAACGTCCATTATGCAATTGCAACACCAACCGAAGATGATACATGGGACTTTGGCACACCTAAAAAACTACACGGAGCTCAAGAACTTAGTGCAGAAGTCATTGCAGGTAAAACTGATGTATATGCAGATGATAAAATTGTCGCAACTTTAGCTTCAAGTAGCGGATCCAATATCACCTTAAAGTTAACCGAACTTGACGATGATTTCAAAGTGGATATATTAGGTTTTGCAAGAGATTCTAATGGCAATCTAGTAGAGATTGTTAATCATAGAACCAAAACGTTCGCACTTGGATATGAGATTCAAGGTGATGTGAAATCAAGACGTATTTGGTATTTCTTGTGTACTGCAAGTCCAGTGAGTGATGCGACTAAAACAAAAGCAGAATCAATCGAACCGAATGCGGTTAGTATTACAATTACAGCAAGACCAATTGAAGTTGGAAACGTATCTGTGATTAGAACGATTGCAAAATTTGGTGACACAAATTATCAGCAGTTCTTTGCACAAGTTCCTACTTTACCAGTTATAGGTGTGTAGTATGGAAAAAACAATTAATCTAAGAGGTGAGGATCTTAAACTAAGGTCTTCACTATTTACTATTATTTCCTATCGTAGTGTATTTGGAACCGAGTTATTCAGTGACATTAAGAAACTTGAAAACTTAAATAAAGATGAAACGGATGCAGCATTAGTCATCGATATTCTTTTTAGAATTATCTATATCTTGCATAAGCCATACACAAAAAAGAACTATGATGAGTTCTTGATGGACTTGGATTTTAGTGTCTTATCCGATGTGAAGGAACTTGAAAACATCTCAAATACTATCACTTTAATGCTAGGTGGTAATGAAGGTACACAAGACCCAAAGTAGATATACAAGATGAGCAGAACACAACCGCTAATATCATTTATAACCTTGCTCATCTTGGCATCTCAATAAAGGATACAGAGTGCTTCGATATTGATGTATATGCAATGCTTATTGAGCTAGAGGTCAGAACACTATCCAATGAACCACAAACAAAAAGAGCGACTCAAAGAGACATAGATTTATTTTTCATTTAAGGCTTCAATCAGCTTAGTCACTTTTTCATTTAATTGAGAATTTAAGTTTATCGCATGTTCACAAAAGAATGGTTTGAAGTAACCTTGATTCTTTAAATCATCAGGAGAAATGCTTTCTCCATAATCACTAACTAAATCAGATATTACGTCATTACCTAGATTTAAGAAAGTTTCTAGATCATCATCAAAAATGTGATAACGATCATTTTTTAGTAATATATTCTGGATAATATAATCACCTAAATTTTTGTAAAAAATCTTAGATTGATCATTGTCCATTAAAACTATGATTGATTTACCAATTGTTTGATAAAATTTGACCAAAAAAGGGATGAATAATTTCCCATATGAATAAACAAAGTTGTTCATTAATATAGGTAATGAATCATTTTTTTGAATAACAACTTTTTCACTTTTGCCTTCGACGATTACTACTTTATTGTAAAAAATAGACTGATAAAATTCTGTAGAAGATAAGAACTGTCTAAGGTAAATAGATAGCATTTTAGGAGGCATGAGGAACTTTAACCTGTCAAATTTAGGTGCATTTGTGAAACATACGGATTGATCAGTTGAGATTGCTAAATTTGTTTCATTGAATAATTTCATTACAGAATTTTCATGAATATTGATTATATCTGAGTGCATATGTGTCAATATAAATAAATTATCAGTTTTAATTTTCATAAGTTCTAAGAAACGAGGATTGTGTGTGACAAAAATAACTTTCAAAGAGTTATCCTTAAGTATCTTAAATATATTCGAAATATTTTTAAAGTTTAGATCATCAAGAAAGTTCTCCGGTTCATCTATTAAAATGTATTTAAGATTATTAAGATTATGTTGGAGAAGCGCATCCAAAATATTTATAATCTTTCTTACTCCCATTGATGATTTATCTCTTCCGATTGAGTTAATCGTTTGATTTACTTGGTCTATTATATTTTTAGACTTTACTGTTATTTGATATGATTCATTTTCAACTCTACTTCGACCTCTTGATAATGCATCTTCATAAACATACAAGTCACCACTTATTTTTACCTTATTTTTTATGTTAATTGATCTTGCAACACCATTTTCGTCAATCAGAAGAGCATTGTTCCCGATTTCCGTAAACAGGTGGTTTAGAAGATATGACTTTCCACTATAGTTTGGTCCAACTATTCCCCATATATCCGGTTCTGAATTTATGATTTTAAACTTGACATCATCTTTATTCATTAATTTTCTCCAAAACAATATCAGAAAATACTTGATAGATCGAGTAAATTTCATCTAACTCTAGTGAATTATAATCATCGCTAATAATTTGCTCTAACTTTCTTAGCCCTACTAATGGAATATTCAGGTCGGTTAATTTCAAACTTAATATATGTAAGATTGATTCAATAAAATGCTTTAATTCTAAGAAACTGTCAGGGACAATAAAATATAGATTATTTTCAATTGTAGAATTGAAATAATTATCAAATAAATAATTAGCCAATTTTTCGTATGGCGAAAAATCGTTACTAATATCACGAACACCTCTAACTTGTCTATTATACATGGCTGCTGATAAAAGTCCATTAGTTTTAACGGATTGTATATTGAAAACTGGCAGTTTTTCTTTCAGTTCATTAGGTAGTCTGTTGTATTGACCTTCCCAAAAAATAATAATATCTTTCTGTGTATCAACAACATATACATCAGAAAAATTAACTTTCGAAACCAATTTTAATGGGAAGATGTAGAAGTGCTGTTTTATTACTTCATAGGCTTTCTTTTCAAACACAATCAAACCTGCAGTGGTATCATCATTGTAATTTGATGGATTTAAACTTCTAATATGCCCGCTTGGAAAATCTAAGACTGATATAGCAGGCATTGCTTTTGTTTCACTATCAAATTTGCTTACTAACTTTTTCACCGGAATTTTAATGGTACCAAGAACTACTAGTGTTTTATCAAAAATACTAGTTTTCAAAAATGCATTATCTAGTATAATTTTTTCACTTAAAACATCATTATAGGCGTAATTTTTAGTTCTGTATTCGAAATCAATGTAAAGAGACATATTGTCTGAATATTTTGAGTTATCCTTAACAAATTCTTTGATTGCAGGGAAAAAGAAATGTATTAGTTCGTCATACAACGGGTTACTATCTTTTTTAAGTAAACTTGGAGAATTAATGTAATCACCTGTGCTATATACTTGGTTGAGAACTGAGTTATCTGATTGCTCCAGTAGAACAAGTTCATCATCGTTAAGGATCAAAGGATTAAAAGTATATAGTTTATTAAATTTATAATTCGTCCAAGTGACTATGTTCAATATTTGGATTGTATCTATGATTTTTTGAGGAATTAAATTGCTGATGATCCAAGTGTCCTTAACTTTGAAACTTTTTGGAGTAAGTACAGTTTTTAAATAAAAATCTTCATTAATTTTTGGATCAATTAAACTTCCTTCGCTAATTAGTGCTGGACAATAGTTTTTATTAGCTAATGAAATGTAATTTTCTATTATTGTTGATACAAGTTCATCAATCTTCTTAATTGTAGATAATTCTTTTAACATTTTATATCCTCCATTAATTATATACAACTATTATAACATGTGAAATGAGGCGGTAGTAATGTCAGAAACAATTAAAGGTATAAACATAAAGTTGAGTCTTGATGGCAAGGATCTTGATAATGAGTTAAAAGAGATTAATAAAGAACTCAAAGAACAACAAAAAGACTTGCGTGCCATTAATACAAACCTAAAGTATGACAGCTCTAATGTTGAGCTTTGGCGTAAGAAGCAAACCCAATTGAATGAGATGCTTGAAACCACTAAAAAACGCTTAGATACGCAAAATAAAGCGTTAGAAAAGGCTAAGCAGGGGCTCAAACTGGGTACAACATCAGATGCTGAATTTAGAAAGGTTCAACGCAATGTTTCTTATAGTGAATCTGAAGTAAAACGACTTAATAACGAACTCGATAAAACAAAATCAAAGATTAAAGATTTAGGCAATGCTAAGTTTGACAATATCGCAAAGGTTGGTAGTACCTTAACCAAAAGTCTGACGGTTCCTATTCTAGGTGCCGTTACTGCTTTAGGTGCACTTGCCAAAAAAGGTGCTGACACTGCAGATGCCCTAAATGATACTGCTCAAAAAATAGGGATGTCTATTGAAGCACTACAAGAGTGGAATCATGTAGCAACCATCGCTGGTACTGAGACAGGTAGTTTAGAGCGTGCCTTTGTTAAGGTGAATTCAATTCTAGCTGATATTGCTTTAGGTGATGTTAAGAATATTGCTGGTCCACTTCATGCACTTGGTATTTCAATGGAAGATTTAGAAGGCAAGGACACGAGTGAAGCTTTCGAGATTATGAGAGATGCCTTATCTAAAGTAGAGGATCAATCATTAAAGACTGCACTTGCTAACCACTTATTTGGTGACAAATTAGGTTCTGAGTTGATTCCAATGCTTAATATGGAATCAGAAGCCATCAACGAATTAAGAGAACAAGCAAGAGCACTTGGTATCATTACGAGTGAACAAGCTGAAACAACTGGTGCATTTAATGATTCGCTGGATAAATTAAAACAATCAACAACAGCACTTTCAGTTGAACTTGCAGTTGCACTTGTTCCAGCTATGCAAAATGTTGTTGAAGCGATCACGAATAAACTCATACCTGCAGTAAGTAATATGATTTCATGGTGGACAAATCTTAGTAGTGGTACACAACAGCTGATAGGTTTCTTAGTTGGACTAGTGGCTGCAGTTGGACCCGTATTAACCATCATCGGTAAAGTTGGTCCGATATTAAAGATAGTAGCTGTTGCTTTAAAAGGTGTCGGTGCAGCTGGTGCCATCGCTGGTATTGGTATTAATGCTGCAACCTTAGGTATAGGTGCTTTGATTGCGATTGTGGTTATGGCTTTAATGCGAAGCGAAAAGTTCAAAGAACTATTATAGAAACTCATGGAGACTTTTATGAGACTCCTAGAACCTATCATGAAAATTGTCGAAGTTTTAATGGAAGCATTAATGCCTATCGTTGAGATAGTTATCAATATATTTACAAGACTTATTGACTTATTAGTTCCGATCATCGATATGATCTTAACTCCATTGATTAAACAACTCGAATTTTTGGGTGATATTTTTGAAATGATTTCACCACTCATTGAAATTGTTGGTAATGTTTTACAAGCAATCTTAGTTCCTGCATTTAAAGCATTAGAGTTCATTTTAAATCCGATATTGGACATATTAGAAACGATTATTGGATTCTTTACAAAAATATTTGATTTTGCAGGTAGTGTTGGTGATGTTGTTGGTGGTGTTTTAGGTGGCATCGGTGATACGATTGGAAATGTTGTCGGGGGTATCGGTAATTTTATCGGAAATGTAGCAGGAAAAGTTGGTGACTTCGTTGGCGGAGTAGCTGATAAAGTCACAGGTATTGCATCAAACGTTGTTGATACGGTATCGAACTTTGCAGGTGGTGCAGTTAAAGGTGTAACAGATGTCGCAAACAATATCGTCGATGGGGTTTCTAACTTTGCTAATAGCACCAAAGAAAAGGTCGGTGGCATATTCGGTAAGGTTGGCGGTTGGTTCAGCGATACATTTAATCTGAAAAAGACTTCGAATACAAGTAACCAAACATCCAATAAGAACACAACCAATAATGCAATCACCATCAATACAACGGCATCCACATTCGATATTGATTCAATCAACAGAGCGTTAGGTGGTAAGTTTATATGACAAGAAGATTTTACTTAGAGAATGAACATGGCCAACAATTCCATTTTAAGTATCACAGTGGTGTCTTACTATCGAATGTTTTAGGATTAGGTTTTCAACTTAATATGACGTACTTGAAATATGGACATATCCATAAGACGGTCAAAAGAGAAACGCCTTTAACAGAAATAAGTGGACTGCTCAATTTTATGGATGGGTATCAAGGGTATCAACGATTTATCGACTACTTAAATCAAGGACGAGATAATTTAAAACTATACTATGTTTCCAATGACATAAAGTATGTTCACGTTGATGTGGTTTCATTAAGCAAAACAGAGATAAAAGCTGGATTGCTAAGCTGTGAAATTACACTTAATAAAAAGAGTTATTGGATTAAAGAAAGACAAATCATCATTGACATAACTGAAGTGCTTGATGGCAAAGTTTATCCTTACCCCTATGCTTACACGTATCAAATCACACAAGAAGGACAAACGACGATTGATGTCGGTGGTTCATTTAATGCGAATGTGATTATTGAAATGGAAGGGTCAGTTGATCATCCTGAAATAAATGTGATCCAAAATGGGACACTAGTATCAAGTCTAAGACTGAACTTAGTTGAAGAAGATATCAAAATACAAATATCATCCGTAGCTGACAATAAATATTTGAAAATGATTAAGAATGACATTGAATCAGATATCTATGCATACCAAGATTTTAAAAAAGATAATTTTATCGAGTTAAAACCAGGTAGGAATACATTAGAGTTTAAATCTGGTGTAATGGCAGATACGTTATGTAAAGTTCATATCTTTGAATATCATCTGGGGTGATTACTATGGACTTGATTATATTAGATCACTTGAATTTCACATATAAAGATCATGC